TTACAAGTACTACCATTCGTGGCACATTGTCTGCTAGCGGTAATGTTACAGGCAATCAAGCAGACTTTACAGACACCACCATTCGTGGCACATTATCTGCCAGTGGCAACGTTAACGGCAATCAAGCTAGCTTCACAAACACCACTGCTAACGGCACACTATCTGCCAGTGGCAACGTTAACGGCAATGAAGCAGACTTTACAGACACCACCATTCGTGGCACACTATCTGCCAGTGGTAATGTTACAGGCAATCAAGCAGACTTCACAAATACTACCATTACAACATTAACTGGCAGAAACATTTCATTGATACATGCACCTGCCGACGATAATATTAGCCCATTCATTCAATTGGGCGAATTTGACAGTACTGGAGCATCTGCATTCACAGGGTTTAGATTTGAATACAATGAAAATACTAATAGCCTGAACTTAAGCAGCATATTGGGATCTACAATTACTAATTTGTTAAATGTAAATCCGTTCACCAGTGTAACACCGTATAGTGTAACCTTTACGCCTTTCGTTTCAGCTGGTATAGGTACTTTTACACCTAACCTCGCACCTGGTAGCTACTCAATACTTTACCCACCAGCATTATCTGGTGCAATACCTGCTAGTGAATTATCATCACGGTTTATAAACAACAAAGGCGCAATTGATGGTGTATTCTTTTTTGCTGCTAGTGGCCTACAAAATGCTAAACAATTCATAATTGAATTTGCAAAAGATGCTGCATTTGCTGTTCAAAATACTGCGATCTACAGAAGAGCTCAAGGTGAAAGTACCGCTGCAATCATGAGACCAATAAATGGTTCCTTTGTAAATGGTAGTATTATAATGCCTAGCGCAAGCGCAACACAACCTTGGGGTACAAATGATGAATTAATTAAATACCCATATACAGCTGGTGATACAATATATTACCGAGTAGGCTTTGCATATCATTCAAATATAGACACTATGGCGTTATCTGCAGCTTATATCAGAATTCTACCTTAACTCTTGAATTATACGCTGCTTAGTTTATTATGAGCTAGTGAAGCATTTTATAACTTGGAACATTTTCGATAGCTATGTTGATCAGCTCTCACAAAAGATAAATGAAAATATAAATACTGCAGATTATGATATTGTGGGCATTTCACGTGGCGGTTTAATTCTTGCAGCTGCACTTGGTTATGCATTAAAAATAAAAAATGTTTACAGTGTTGGCATAAGAAGCTATTCAAACAATAATACTCAAGATGAAGAAATAGAAGTGTATCAGCATCTAAATCTTGGGAACTTGAAGCGCAATTTATTAATAGTTGATGATGTTTCAGATACAGGCAATACATTTTTATATCTAAAAAAGTTGCTAATAGATAAAGAAACTACAACAGTAAGTCTTGCTATAAAAGATAAAACAAAGTGCGTTTCCGATTATAACGCACTACAATTAAATTCCGATATTTGGATAGTATTTCCGTGGGATAAGTAGTTCATTATCAAGCATTTTAAAGTGCTTGATTCATATGTAAGTTCCTTTATAATAGATTAAATAATAGTGAAACAAATTAATTCGTTATCTTTATCTTTTTAAGTTAAAAAGTTTTTACTCTCCATGAAAATAACAACAAAAATAAAAAAACTAAGCACTATGTTGATTTGCTTATTTGCAACAACTGTACCGATAAGCTACTCCACATTTAATGAAAAACAAAAGTTAAGCATCAAGGACATTAGAACTGAGTTAAAATCAGTCAAACCATCTGTTGAAAAACAAATTGCCAAAACAATTAACATTAAGAATGATGGCATTACATACAAGAATGAGTTTGTACCCAAGACAAATAGCTTCAGAGTAATAACAGTTAGACTCACAGTGTATTGGGCTAAGGGTGGCAATACTGATAGTGATAGTAGAAAGTGTCGAAGTTCTACTGGTTATACGTTAAAACAAGGCGATTCAATTGCAGTAGATCCAAAAATTATACCATATGAAAAAGATGTTATTATACCAAATGTAGGCTTAGTTAAAGCAGTAGATACAGGTACTGATGTGGTAAGAAAGAAGGCATCAGGTGGTAAGATGCCTATTATTGATGTGTTTTTTGTTAATAAAAAGGATGCTGAGCACTTCGCAAACAACTACCCAAAAGTAGTTAAGGTAGCTGTTTTAAACTAAATAATTAGGTGCGATTTGACGATACAGTAAAGAGTATATTAGAAGGTGCTGAGCCGCCACCGCCACCGCCTGCTATAATTCAAAAAGCACCTGCTAATTCACTTAGCTACCAAGAGATTTACGAGATTATTAAAGATCACGAAGGCTACAGACCCCAGGTATATAAAGATTCTGTTGGCAAACCAACTATTGGTATTGGATTCAATTTGACGCGGCCAGATGCACGCGCATTAATCAAACAAATAGGTGCAGATTATAGTAAGGTCATAACAGGCAAACAGATACTTGATGATAAGCAAATCAATACATTGTTTGAATTATCACTACGAACAGCTTATAAAGATGCAGAAAAATTTATGCCTGATCTATATAATCAACCCAGAAACGTAAAACTCGCATTAATTGATTTGGCTTTTAATCTCGGCTATGAGCGATTGAGTAAATTTAAGAATACAAAAGCACATTTACTTGCAGGTGATTATAACAAAGCTGCAAATGAGCTTATGAATAGCAAGTGGGCAGGTCAAGTAAAGAGAAGAGCAACAAACCTGGCTAAATTATTAGTTACCGCTTAATTTTTTTTTTTCTAAGTTTATCTTTTGGGAATCTTAAGACTGCTGTTTTGTCTGTGGCAGGAAAAGTTTTACTCGGATCAACCTGTGTCATACCGATATCAGTTCCTCGTACCGCATTCTTAGTAGGATAGTAAAGCGTATCTGTACTTACTGGATAATAGGGAAATTTTTCCAAAAGACTATTAACAAGGTCGTTAAACTTTTTTAATTTCATCTTTGAGTTGTTTTACTTCTTGTTTGAGTTCTTTGATACAATTGATAAGCAATGGAATTATCTTATCATAATTTACACCTATGAGCCCATCAGTTCTTAACGATGTTGCTTCAGGAATCACTTTTTGAACATCTTGTGCAATAACACCAACATCATGTGTGTTATCTTTCTTCCAATCAAATTCTACACCACGAAGTGTATCTATCTTGGTAAGTGAGTCTTTTATTTCTTCAATATTTGTTTTTGCGCGTTCATCTGAGGTATAGAACGCAATAATGTCACCTTGAACTCGCAATAATGATGATATATCACAATTGCCTGTAATTGCTGTGTCACGCTTCAATTGAATACTGGTAGGCGTTGTTGTATCAATGATTGCAGCATCATAACCAATATTAATTGTTGAAGGTGTTCCCAGAGTAATTGAACCTGTAATGCCGTTGGTCGGATTAATCACGCCAATACCACCACCTGATGATACAATTGTGGAAAAGTCAATTGGACCGAGAACACCACTATATCTGCCAAGTACTTGACCATTGCCAACAAAGATCTGCTCAATTGGTGCATTAAAATTATTAGTGTTGCCTAGAATTGTAAATGGGGATATGGATCCAAGATAACTAATAGGCACAGAACCAGGCTTTAATCTGACTTGATTGTTATTAATATCAATTGTACTGTTGTCAGGATTAATTCGAATGTTTGTTCCGGCACCACCAACTAGCCCATTGCCAACAACACTTGAATTAATATGAACAGGCTGTATGCCAAAATTCTTAACTTGCAATGCTGATGATGTATTAAACTCTACAGTACTGTTATCTACTTTAACTACAAAATCTATTTCAGCCCAGCCACTTTGCAAAGCACCGTTTGTGCCTGTTAAAAAATACATGAGGTTGCTATCATCGTCATAAAGAAAATCACCTGTCTCAGCACCTGAAAGCAAGTTGAAATCTAAAGTAGCAAAATCTCTTATTCCGTAGTTTTTTGTACCAACTGAAATGCCACCCACAGCATTACCATTACCAACATATAGGCGCTGTGTGTCAGTATACCAGCCAGGTTCACCTGCATTTAAAATAACAGTTTTTCCTGTTTGTCTGAGTCCACGTCTAAAAACTAGCTTTGTGATCTGATTGGCCATAGTATTATTTATCTAATCCCCAGCTTTGCAATTTGCATAATAATATTTATAATGTATTATTAAAAATGCATGAAAACTATATCTGTTACTTGTGTTATATCTGGTAAGAAAAATCTATTCAATATTGAGTATTTCAATAGCAAAGCTATTAAATTTAACGGCAAAGACAATCTTCTGAAATACTACATAACTTCAGAAGTGAAGAAGTTGGTTGAAAAGGGTCTAAATGTTGCAGAGATCCGCAAGATAATTGGATCTTCTTCAGATATAGATGTAGATTCTACATATTATAGCGATATTAAAAAACATAATAATATTGAAAATAGAATAAATAATTTTGTGCCTCTTTCTGTTTTTTCATGCTTTGAAACAGATGAAGAGGTAAAGAAATTCTTAAGCTTAATATGACCAAAATTAAACAATATCTTGCTGTATTAGATGGCGCTACAAAACTAGCCATTATAGATGCAGAGAGTGGCATTAAGATTAACTATATAAACGTGGGTTATAATATTATAAATGGCCCCATTATTACGGGTGATAGGTGTACTGTTATTATGCAAAAAACTGGCGGTGCCAAATTTGGTAGAATCTACAAACTACCGTCCGGAGCATTGCAGAATCAATTCCAAATATAATAAATAAATATGTGGACAATATTCAGGGTTGTATAGATCCTATTCGCAATGATATTAAAAGGATTGAGATTGAGGTAAACGAGTTATACAAAACAGTTTACAAGGGTAACGGTACTCCTTCCCTTATTTCGCAAACTATAAGCTTAGAAAATAGAATTGATAGTGTTGAAAATAATTTAAATCAAAAACTTGACAGCATACATAAGGAGATGAATCTACAGTTAATAAACATAACTTCAGTCGTTAACGAGAAGTTTACAAATTTATCTCATCAAATTACAGATGAATTTGAGCATAAAAAAATTAAAATGGAAGGGTCGTGGAAAATAAAAGTAGCGATTATCTCTTCTGTGTGCGCCTTGTTGGCGTCTTTCCTACCAGCAGTGTTGAGTTTTTTATCAAAACTGCCTAGATAACCTGTTGATATATCCTATCCGTAACTATAATAGAGTTATGGTAAATGTACTTGAAAGCGCGAGCAAAGCTTTATCGATAGATAAATTCGTTGCTCTGGATAAAGCTGATACTGGTTCCTTGTTTTATGGCATAATACTCCGGTGTGAGTTCGATATTGAGCGTATTAATATAAACAAAAAATATTTACCTAAACAATTTTATGCTATTGCTAAAACTGAAAAAGATTATGGCATAGTTTATCTGTATGGCTCATTTTTAAAGATTAAAAACAAATATAAAGACCTTCTTGCTAATTTAGATTCATTTTATCATTTGCCGAAAACTCATACTGAAGCAAATTATAAAAAAATACTTTCTATTTATGGCTTGAGTTGCAATGAGACATATAGATTTTTTTCACAAGGAATTTACCCAATTGATTCAGAGTGTAGAGAAAATATTTTTAGTGAAAAAATTAATTTTAATGACTATTTTAAAGGTAATAGTGAGTATCCTTTTTTTCTTACTATTGTTTCGCCAGTTATTTTTTATTTTTCGAACGTAGAACAAAATATTTTAGATTTTAAAAATTATCTTCAGTTAAACACAAGACTGTAAGCTTACATCTATTAAATACTTTATTATATGAAAGTAGTGAAACGTGACGGCTCTCTTGCAAATTTTGACATAGAAAAAATTAATAAGGTAATAAGCTGGGCGGTAGACGGCATTCAAGGTGTAAGTCTTTCGGAAGTTGAGATCAACGCAAAATTAAATTTAATTGAAAATATACCCACAAAAGAAATTCATAAAGTATTAATTGAATCAGCTGCAAATTTAATCTCACTCGATAAGCCGAACTACCAATATGTTGCAAGTCGACTCTTAAACTATCAATTAAGAAAAGATGTCTGGGGCGGAAAACATGCTCCAAGATTACTCGATGTTATCAAGAATGGAATTAAGAATAAAATCTATGACGCTGTTATTCTTGAAAAGTATACCGAAGAAGAGCTAAACAAAATTGGTGAGCACATTGATCATGATAGAGATTTTATTTTTACATATGCAGGTATTAAGCAGCTTTGTGACAAGTACCTTATTAAAAATAGAGTTACAGATGTAATTTACGAGACGCCACAATTTGCATACATTCTAATTGCAGCATATTCTTTTATTAATTATTCCAAAGATATTAGGCTTGAATATGTGAGACGTTTTTATAATGCAATATCAAAGCATAAAATAAATCTACCTACACCAATCATGGCTGGTGTTCGTACAAATTCGCGAAGTTATGCTAGCTGTTGCTTGATTGGTGTTGATGATAATAAGGAGTCTATCACTGCATCTGGAACAGCTATTTCTATTGCTACAGCAAGTCGTTGTGGTATTGGCATTGATGTGTCTAGAATCCGTGCCATTGGTGCACCAGTTAAGAACGGTGAAGTAGTTCATACTGGAGTTATACCATTTTTAAAAATTTATGAGGCCTCTGTTAAAGCATGGCAACAAAACGGGCTTCGAGGTGGTTCTGCTACTACGAATGTTCAGTGGTGGCATTATGAGATAGAGGATATTGTTGTTCTCAAGAACAACGCAGGTACCGATGATAATAGAGTGAGAAAACTTGATTATACAGTAGGCATGTCAAAGTTATTCTACGATAGAGTTATTAAAAATGAGAATGTAACTCTCTTTAGTCCGCATGAAGTACCGCATCTATTTGAAGCATGGGGCACCTCAAAATTTAATAAGGTCTATGAAGAGTGTGAGAATGATAAGAAGATAAAGATGAAGAAGCGAGTATCGGCTCGTAAACTATTTTCGCTTATTGTTAAAGAGCGTGTTGAGACAGGACGAATCTATATTCTTAATGTTGATAGCGCAAATGATCACGGGGCTTGGTTAGATAAGGTTACAATGAGCAATCTTTGTACTGAAGTAATTCATCCCACAGTTCCCTTGAAAGATTTCCATGATTCAGAAGCTGAGATAGGCATGTGTATTCTATCTGCTATTAATATGATAGAGATTAAAGACTGGAAGGACTTAGAGAAGACATGCGACCTTATAGTTCGCTTTCTTGACGAGATTATTGATGTGCAAGATTATTTCAATAAAGCAGCTGAAAACTTTGCTAAGAAGCGCAGAAGTCTTGGCATTGGTATCACCAATCTAGCTGCATTTTTAGCAAAGAACGAGGTATCATATAATTCAAAAGCTGCACTTAGTTTGCTCGATGAATGGATGGAGTATTTTCAATACTATCTGTTGAAGTCTAGTTTAAATCTCGCGAAAGAAAAAGGCAAATGCGAGAAGTTTGATTGTACGAAATACTCAAAAGGAATCTTACCCATCGATACTTATAAAGATAAAGTTGATGAGCTTGTTAAACGCAGGCTTGCTCTCGACTGGGAGAGCTTAAGAGAAGAGATAAAAAAGCATGGTTTGAGACACTCAACATTATCAAGCTGTATGCCTTGCGAATCAAGCTCTGTTATTCAATCATCTACAAACGGTGTTGAGCCTATTAGGTCGTTAATTACATACAAAACATCTAAAATGGGCAAACTACCTGTGCTTGTTCCTGGCGCTAGTAAATATAGTAGTTACTATGAATTAGCATATAACTTTCAAGATAATACTGGAATTATTAATG